ATTCAAACCTTTACTAGCACAGACATCACATAACAATGGAGAAACTCAATCCATCAAAGTACGAAAAATACCTTCCCCAAGGTCTCCTTGAACATCTACGGGCAGATCAAGTCCAAGATGCGGGCATAGACTACATCACCCCGCGCATCGTGCCCCTCAGCGGACCCCGTGCCTCGGATCGCCCCATTCGTGACTTCATCTCATCAGTCAGGTTGCCTGCAAGAATCAGTAATCCGTTGATTCCATATCCTCAGAACATCAAAGATCACGTCAAGGTTCTTAGCACGGGAAAACTCGTGAACGTTCACCAGCACCATAGTCATCATCTCCAGAAAGTCATAGACATGGTCCGGAAAATGAATGAAGGATGGGGGATCACAGGAGCAGAAGTTAGCACTGAGATCAACGATTTGAAGCTTCTGGTCAAAGGGAAATTCAGTCACAGAGATGACATGATCCACCAGTCCGCCGTCGCCTACGCAAAGAGAGCCACCAACCAGGAGCTAAGCCTCATGGCCCTGAAAGATGTAAAAGCGACACTGGCAGCTCACACCAGTTCTCCATACATCTCACTCCTTGTAGCCATACACAGGCTAAGAGTATACATAGCTAGAGCAAACGAACAGACAGTCGTTGACTATGATTGGAAGCCACTCATCTGCAACGAACCTGAATTCAAACTACTGAAAGATTTCAGATACGTATATGCGGCTCAGCATAACTCCTACACGTCTATCATCTGCGCATCGGGCGGTCACTTCGCTATCTACACATCTGAACAGAACAAATGGTTTGTGGGACCGATCACATATTTGGACTACATGTTCACTGTGGCAGACATACTGAATAATCTGACAGTGATCATGATGGTCAAAGAGTACGACTGGGTCATTGAATTCTGTCAGGTGTTGATTGACCTGATCAACCCAAAGTATGATCACAACACTTGCGTCAACTTCATGAAATCACTGGAAGGGTTTCTGCTGATGATGTCCGACTATGACGAAAAATTTGCAATGAACTGGAAGCCTATCCTCGATGTTGGTTACACAATGTGGGAACTAGATCAGAAATTGTCAGATGTAAAATATGACTTTGACATCGTTATCATGGCAATCTCTCGTCCAAAACTCGCGGTGCCCAAAGGATCGATTCTATGCAGGATAATCCAGATAGCTCAGAAGATGACAAGGAATCAGCTCCAAGAGGCATCATCTCTGCACAAGTTCATCTACTACGCTGAAGTCAACGCAAAGGCAGGAGTGATGAAGTTCCTGAAGAGGGTTCACACCCCCAGGCCTGTCGACAAAGATGCAGTGAAGGAGATCACTAGACTAGCGAAACAGGAGTTCTACATCTCATATGTCAAGAAGCATAAATCTAGCCCAAATCTTGAAGGAAATGCATCCAAGATTAGTAATCTCAAAATGCACGCCCATCGTAAGGAATTCAACCAGATCAAAGCATTCCCATTGTCCTGGTGGGATGAAGTTACCATCTTTGATTGCATGGATAACACTTTGACAGATGATGCATTGGAATTTGCCAAGGACAAAGGTGCACTGAAGAAAGAAATCCGATTCGGCCCAGGAGACAGCAGGAAAGAATTACTGCAGCTGATCGAATCTCCGGATTACAAGTTGAAGGATTTCTTCGCAGAAGGACCATTTGTTCCGAAAGCACCAGCGGTTTATTCCACATACAAGAGATCTGAAGCGTACAACTCAGCTCATCCTGCCAGATTGATTGAAAAAGAAAGAGAACAGAAGGAAGAAGCTAGGCTGTTTGCAAACGGTGAACTGTCAGACAAGCATGCGCTCAGTGTCGTTGCAACCAAAATGAAGAAAGCATTGTCCTACTTCGATGAACAGCTGATGACGCCTTCGGACAAACAGAGGAAATCTCTGCTTCATCGAGCAGCACAGAGTCTTGATGGAACCGATAACTATTCATTACTGTTGGACATCGAAGGACACAATCAATCTATGCAAGCATCGAACACCTCGGAACTTGCAGAGTTCTGCGGTAATCTTTTCGGACAGAGAGGATGGGGAACTCTACCTGATTACTTCAGTGTTCTTGACGTCTATCACTACGACGAATATTGCGATGAAGTCACTCTAAGCAATGGCCAACTTGGAGGAATAGAAGGCTGGCTGAATCCACTGTGGACTATGCACACGATGCTTTGCATGAAACTCATCAGATATATGACATCAGTGGACCTAGTCACATCTATGACATATTCTGATGACGTAAACGCGATCATCAAGATGCCGCAAGCGACAGAAGCAACAGTGCAATCGACCTTTGAATCGATTATGACTCACTTCATGAAGTTCGGAATGATTGTCAAGATGAGTCAAACCAATATGTCCAAACACAGAGTGACCATGTTAAGACAGCACTATGCTGACGGTGTCCGATCTGACTCTACGCTCAAAAAGCTAATCTCCACAAGCGGAGCCAACAACTCAGTTCTGATGGCCGATTCTTTGGAAGTTGCAGGTATCTGCTCGTCCATCTCGTCCTCCCTAGAGATGAGCAATCATCTGACAACATGCATCTACCTCAAAAATTACAAGTTGGGAATATTATTGGCTAGATTACCACACATGTTGCTCGCGAGACCATCAGAGAAGTCAATGCTGTCTTCTGAAGAGTTACCGCCCAAACTAGCTGCCACCTTGTACCAAATCAAAGATGACAAGTCATACCTTCTAGGGCCTGGATTTCAGAAAGCAATGCAAGGTGTGAAGAATGATATTGCTGCATACCTCCAGCGACCGGCTGGAGCGTTAGATACCAGAACCTTTGAGGAGGTGATGAAGGAAACGCTGAGGGTTCCAGTGGCAGAAGAGAAGTATGTCGATGGTCCGGACAGATTGCTATACCTTCAGATGTATGACACTTTCTTGCAAGATCTACTCTTCTTCTTGATTCATATGCCGGAATCAGTAGGAGGATTGGGCGGATCATTGGCTATCAACCTGGTACTCTCTGGACATAGCAGCGGAATGAGCAAGAGTCTACACTACCTCAAAGAATGGATCACGAGATATTCCTGCAATAGCGAGTACTTCCTGAAGTATCTCAACACCACGCTCACCATCGATCTTTCCGTTGAAGCAAATCTCGAAGAGGGGAGGATACTAAGCTCATATTGGCCATCTGACATCAAAATCACCAGTGCTACGACCAGTATTTCATCAGCAATCAAGTCTATGATCAGGTTCAGAGCAAGGAACAAGACTGTTCTGAACCTGATGAAATTAGAAGATGAAGGCCCAAAGCTCAGGGAAGAGATTCTCAACATCTTTCGGAAGAACTATCATCAGAGAATAGCACAATTCTATTATGAGAATACCTCTGTTCACTTCCTAGATCTCCTTGTTAACAAGATCGAGACAAGCTCTGGACTCTTGACAGCCGTTAGATCGATTAGCCGACTCCGGAACTCTCTGTGCTCAAGAGCACTTGAGAACATACGGAAAGCTTCAATTGAACGAGTCATTCTACACCCCTGGATTAGTGCAGATAGTGACATGATCGATTGCCTTCTCCACCGTCGACAGAAGATGTTCCCGAATCTCAAGATGATCATGGTGGACGAGCCACTCTACGACGATAAGCTGGTAGAATCTGCTAGATATCCCAGTCTATTCACAGTGCGGCAATGTAGCCCAATGCACTTCGAGGGAGGACGGAAAGTGTATGACGATCCAGACCTAGGCAATGAGATCAGATACAAGGGCGAGCTCTTGGATGATGACAGGATGATCGGCAACAAGGAAGAACTCATTGCAGCAAGACTCGTCGCCGTCACGAAGTGGATTCTCACCAAGTATGGCCTCACCAACTTGAACAGGGAAGATATGAACAAGCTAGACTGCATCATGGCGTGCAATTTGTCACTATCAACGCTGACAGGTCAAACTATCATGGATTTGTGGAACTATAGTCCGAATGAGACAGGCGGTGAAATCCTTCACAGAATTCCCAACATGCGATTCAATTCCACAACATACATCCGATCAGACATGAATAGGGCTCTAGGATACACCATTGATATGAATCAATTCCTAATCACTGAAAGACAATGGGTAGACAGCAACATCAATTTCGACTATGTGAGGCTGAGGTTACTACTCGTGGCCATGATCAGAGACCTAACAACTGAAGAAGTCAGATTTAAGATGGAATGGGATTTTTCTAGGGCGAACACCTTCGAGGATGTTCAATTCGTCAAACCAATAATGAGTGAACATGTGATCAAGACGGAGTTCATCTGCTATGGAAAGCTCCGGAATCACACTTTTTCACAACTGAGATACAGGTACCTAGCCACATACTATCTATCAGTAGACGAACAGAACGAGTTAGCCCTCATCCCCAACCTGAACGAATCAGAATCATCACTCAAGCTCGGTTCAGAGATGATAGAAGAATTGATCTACTGTTATGCGAATTCGCTCGATCGGGAGTACATGAGAGTGATGCCTGATACAATCGACTATCCCCTTTGGATTCCACTCACAAAGAAGATTGAATCGCTTGATAGTGAGTTCGCACAATTAACTGAAGTCAAGCAAGTGGAATACCTCCAAGATCACCTAGTTCATGCTCTGAACACTAGAAGGAAAGTGACAATAGTAGCAAGTTCCGACAAACTGAAGTTGAGCATACAGCACCAATGCCTTACGTATCTAGAACACTACAGGCCGAAGGACGTATATCACACGGCTATGGTGAAAAGATACGCAGACCTGTTCAAAAGTAGAAGAGGTAGTAATGCACTGAACAAGCTCAATGCACGGTATCAGAACATACTGAACGAGCATCAATACTACAAGGAAAGATTAGCCATGGTCTTGATTTGTGAGTACGTTCTATCTTATCACTTCAAAACGAAGAGATTTGACACTGACCTTGCATTTGCCCCCAAGGAATCGTTTCAGGAGTTCGAAATGGGGGGGTTCGGCAGAATTTCTGCATCATTCTTGACACCAGAATTGATGATCCAAATCATGATCATAGGATCTGAATTCATCGAACGAGTCACTATGACCAAGCGAGACGAGCTATTGCAAATCCTAGATGAGATAGCACAAGACAATCATTTGGCTGATGTCATAGCACCGGAGATCCTGCCCAATCTCAAGCCGCAAACCACTTTGACAGGAGATGAGCAACTAACGTCTATTGCAAAGTCAGTGTACTACGAGGGACACCGGCTACCATACTCAGCTATGGCCACATTCAATCAGGCAAAGCCACTTTTCTCTTATGCGAGAAAATGCGCGGATCTTGGAGCCGACCCGAGAGTACTGGAAAGTGTGACAGGCTCAGACTCTTACGTAGCACAGTACGGTCTCTGGAATAGGTTGAAGCAGGAACACGATCTACCAGAAGATATGCGTATCTGCGACCTAACGGCAGGAAGAGGTGATTTTCGATATGTCTCCAGAGAGCTGGGTCTTGACAGTGACAGTTATGCTATAACTGATACATTCACCCGTGTCATGTTCCACCCTGAAGTACGCCATGACCTGAAGTATGATCTGACTGACATGAAATCACTCAAGTTTGTGACCAATTATGAGTGGGTTCATGTGGACGTATCATTCACGGGCAAAGACTCACTGAATATTGTCGATCTGATTCTGTATCTGGAAGAAAACAATATAGCTTACAGCATCAGGGTAAATTCTGTAGAACTGCAGAATTACCAGGGAAAGATATTGGAGGGGCTTCCCTACTATGATCACTATCTGTATTCTCCTTCCAACTCGACACTCAAGCCTTATCAGATGTATCTTGTTGGACTACCAAGCACGAAGCAGATCACCAACGAGGCTCTAGAGATGAAGCAAACTACTGCATTCAGAGTTATAGCCTTGGCATACAGCCGTCTACTGTCGCCAGCCAACAGACTACTCAAACTGGATGAGAAGATACCCAATTCGGCAAACATCTACCTCGGAGCCATTGGAGAGATCAGGACGCTCATGCAAGAAATCTGCAATAGATCAAGCGTCACACAGGAAGAATACTACCTAGGTAGATATCTTGCAGAAGTCCTACCAGGTGACAAGATCTTTTTCGTGCCAGAACTGTGTGAAAAGGATGAACTACCTCGAATCCTGGCTCATCATTCTGACATAGGCACGGGAACAGGAAGCAGATACTACGATAGTTCACCGGATTCCATAGGCAAAGTGTCAGAGTCATCTAGACCGTTCCACGTCAAACATCTGCACGCACTACAGGATCCGAACCATCAGAAGTCTTTTGTCGAATGTATCAATGCATCTGGGCCCATCCTGGAGTATTTCCGAGCGAGACATCCCCTTGCACACGTCCGAGCTCAATGCAACACAGTCTTGGGCATGAAATCATTCGTGAATCCCGCTGATCAAACAACAGATGCACACTTAGAAAGGAGATACACGAAAGTCAGATCGGAGAAGAAGCCACGGAACACTCTTCATCAGCAAGAATATCAGAGTGCACTGAAACTTCTACTTCTCAGTGCCAATTATGGCGACTACATGTGGGGTGTTCGATACTGTCACATCTTCATCGGCCGTGGAAAACATAATCAGAAGTTCTATACAACAATACTCAAATTGTACAGACAGTTGAGCTATCTGTATACCGACTGCACAAGCATGATACGCACCGGTAGCATTACGATCAAGGACATCAAGTCACTCCGTCATGAGATGGTTGACGTCATTGAAAAGAAAATGAGATACAAGAAAGCGACTGATCTTAGTGTTGAGCTGATTCCAGAACCGCTCTTAGGTGTCGATGCAATAGAGATCAATTTCGATCAACTGTTCACAGACCTCGAGAGCTACGCTAATCAAGAACACGACAAGATGTACGATGATGGAGGAGGTCTCATAGCATTAGATCATGCAGGCGACATCCAAATGGAATTCTCGATAGACATAGAAGAAAGGATAGAGGCATTCATAGCAAACACGTCTGGGCTAAATGTCAATCAGTTCGGCCAGATAGACTTGGGTGACGATATGGACGACATAGATTTCGACTTGATGTGAGGAGGGAACGTGTCAGGGAGGAGGGATGGTGTTTCTAGTAGAAACATGCATTGATTAGTATGACTCCAGGAGCTCTGGATAGTTGTGCTATCAATGTGTGTTTTAGTCTGTTTCCTA